AAGAATAATAGAAGATCCTATGAGGGTTTTAAGAGTTTATAAACTTATGCAAAAAGGATTTACTCCGTCAAATAAAACTCTTGCTGAAGCAAGAAAACATTTTGAATTTATGATTCAAAATGTAAATCCAAATAGATTAAGATCAGAATTTGAAAATCTTATTTTAAAATAAAGGATGAATATGAAATGCGATGTCTGTGATGGAACAGGTTATATCGAAACGCATGACTGTTGGGGAAAAACAGAAAAAGATGTTTGTTTTAGATGTAATGGAAAGGGACATATTACGTTTAAAAAAACTTGCACTGTTTGTAACGGGTTGGGTGAATATAAAACACATGACTGTTGGGGTAAAACAGAATGGGTTGACTGCCAATATTGTGGTGGAACAGGAAAAATTTAAGGAGTTAAAATGAATGAGAAAAAATTAGAAAAAGTGCTAGCAATTACATTGGGTGATGTATATAATATTAAAAATTTAATGTTGGATTTGGACGAACAAGAAATAACTTTTGTTGTATTTGCACCTTTAAGTGATTATGATAGAAAAGCAATAAAAGAAATTGTTAAAGATGTTTTTCAAAAATTTGGTAAAAAAATTGATGATATCTATATTGATGAAACATTTATAGGAAAAGGTTACAATTTTTTGGAAATAAAATTTTATTTTTGATTTACTTTTTTCAAAAAATATATTATAATTATATAAAAGAAAAAGGAGTTAAAATGGTTTCATTAGATTTACAACATAAACTTGCTGAAGACATTCAAGTATATACAAGGGTTGCTATTTTAGGTGAAGATAAATTAGGAATTTTTAAAAACTATAATTTAGATGATTTAAAAGAAGAATATATAGAAAAATTCTTAGAGGATGCTTTAAAAACTTGTTCTGATAAAAGAACAGCAAAAAGAATTGCAAAAAATATGGTAGAACATATTTTTGAAAAAACACTTGCTGAAATTCAATCAATTAACTAAAGGAGAATTATGTTAGAAAATACAATACCTATTTTAAAGAAATTAATTCAAATTTCTAATTCTGCCATTATAGAATATCCAAAGACTGTTTTAACAACAGATCATTCTATTTTGGCGTCTATAGATTTGGATGAATTAGGCGAAGAAAAATTTGAAAAATTTGGAATTTATAATTTATCACAATTTTTAAGTCTCGTGGATTATTTCGGAGAAAATGTCTTTTTAGAAAAAGATGGAGAAAATGTTGTTATCAATAATGGAAAACTGAAACAAATATATGAAACAACAAGCATTAATTTGCTTGAGAAATTTTCTGTAAAACCTGATATATTTGATAAAGTTAAGTCAGTCGACTCAGTTGTTGAATTTGATTTAACGAGAGAAGATTTAAAACACATTAAAAAAATATCGAATATTCTTGGTCATAATGATTTAATTGTCGATACATCTGAAAATCAATTAGTTATTACTACCCTTGATGCTAATGATAATTTTCAAAATCCTAATTATCATGAAAAAGATATTGATTCAAAAGAAGAAAGTAAATTTGTTTTTGATATATTAAATATCAATAAAATTCCTGATGGAGACTATGAGTTTCATATAAAAAGGAACCCGAAAACAAACAATCCAATAGCTTATTTAAAAAATATCGAAGAGCCATTTGAATTATTATTATCCATTAAAAAGGAATTTTAATTCTTTGACCTGTCGGCATGTCGTTAAACTACGAAAAATACGAAAAACACGAAATTAACGAAAAGGACGTAAATTATGGGACTATTTGACACAAATGCCTTAACACAACAACTACAACAAGTATTCGAGCCAAAGAAAAATTATGGTGACGAAAGAGAATGGGATCTAACGACAGATGAAAAGGGGAACGGAAGTGCTGTTATTAGACTTCTTCCGCAAAAAAACATCAACGAAGTTCCTATTGTAAAATATTTTGAACATTATATAAGATTTCAAGATAAAACTGGAAATGTAAAATATTATAGAGCAAAATCACCACAAACTATTGGAAAGCCTTGTCCAGTATCAGACATTTATTATGAATTAAATGCTATTGGAACAGATGAAGCCAAAGAATTCGCAAGGCAAATCAGTAGAAAGACAAAATTTGCTAGCAATATTTATGTTATTAAAGACAATGGAAATCCTGATAATAATGGAAAAGTATTTTATTGGACGTATGGTGTAAAATTACTTGATAAAATTAAAGCTGTATTGAATCCATCAGAAGATTTAAGAGATGCTGGTATTCAACCTATTAATGTTTTTGATCCAATTGATGGTGCAAATATGATTCTTGTAAGAACTAAGAAATCAAAAAAAGATTTTCCAAATTATGACAATACAACATTTGATAAACCGAGTGCTTTGTTTACAGATGTAGAGGAAGCTAAAAGATTTATTGAAGAAAATTGTTATGATTTAAATGAAATTATTCTTGGTGAGAATACATTTGAACCATATGAAAAACTTTTAGCAAGATTTAAAAAAGCCATCGCTGGAACAGAACTTGAAGAATTTTTATTAAGAAATGGTTCTGAAATTATTACTGAACCTTATGATGACATTAGCAACCCTAATAGAAAATTATTCAAGAAATCTGTTGTAAAACCAGAAATTAACCCTGAACCAATTAATGAAATGCCAAACCCAAAACAACAAAAAGAGACAACCCCTGAACCTGTGCAAGAAAAACCTAAAGCATCTGTAGCACCATCTGTAGCACCTTCTGTGAGTGATGATGATATAGAAAGTTTATTAGAAGATCTGTAGGGACTTTCCCACAGATCATAAAATTAAGGAGTTAAGAATGATAGTTGTAGATTTTAGCCATCTTGGTCATCGTAACCTTTATACTGCAATTTCTCTCGCAAAACCTAAAAAATCCAACAAAAAATATATAACTGATGAATTTATGCCAATGTTTTATCACCTTATGCTTAACTCTCTAAGATATATTTCAAGAAAATTTCCAAACAATGAAATTGTTCTTGCTATCGATGGAAAAAATAACTGGAGAAAAGAAATTTATCCAGATTATAAAAGTCATAGAAAGAAAAACAGAGATGAAAGTGACATTGACTTTAATGAATATTTTAATAAATTAGAAGCCTTTATAAATATTTTAGATAAATGTTTTCCTTATAAGGTTTTAAAAGTTGATGGTGTTGAAGCAGATGATATTATTGCTGTGTTATCTAAAAAAATACATGATGTAATTATAGTTACTTCAGACAAAGATATGAAACAATGTCTATTATATAACGCAAAAATGTATGACCCTATTAAACAAAAAGAAATAAATGATTCATTGGAAAATATTCAATTATTCAAGGATATTCATATTTTGATTGGGGACAAGGGTGACAATGTTCCATCAGTAAAAGAGGGGTTGGAATATTCACAGGATTTTATTAAATTTCTAAAAGAAAGTAATGTTTTTGTTTATGATGTTGAAAAATTAGAATATGAATATAAAGATTTATTTGAAAAACTTAAATGTGAATTTCAAGAAAAATATCCTGAAAAAGATATTTATAAAAAAGCAAGATTTGGTGAAAAAACAGCTCTCAAATTTTTAAAAGAAAATCATTTACAAGAAGCTTTACTTAACAAAAAATTTAGATATAATTATAAAAGAAATCAAACATTAATAGATTTTGATTTTATTCCCGAAGATATCCAAGAAAAAATTTGGAAAGCTTATTTAGAAAAAGAAGTTAATTACAATGGTCAGTGTATTCAGAAATTTTTATTGAAATTTAATTTGAATGAGCAGTTTATGAATATGAATGATTTTACTTTACAGTCTAAAGTTCAGGAAAAATTACATCAAAACGATCATAAAGCTTCTTATTTTGATGAATGGAGTTAAAAATGTGTCAGTTAGACGAAAGAGAAAAATACTATTTTAAATTAACTAATATAAGTGAATTGCAACCTAAAGAAAAAGACTGTGACATTGCAATTTGCTGTCCTATCTGTAGAGAAGGTAAATCTTGGAATAGAAAACAGCGTTTACATTTTTATTACGACTATTATTTGAACAAACCTAATGTAAAATGCTTTAATTGTGGATTTTCAGGCTCTTTGAAAACATATCTTAAAACAGTAGATATGAGTTTATATGAACAGTATAAAACAGAAACAAGAAAAATATATTTAGACAAATTAAAAAATAAAGCCAAACAAATAGATGAAGTTCAAGAAATAAATAATCAAATACAAAAAGAATTTATTTTATTCGATTTACCTTCTGAATTTGTTCCTATTGAAAATACGCCTGCTGAAGATTATCTTATAAAAAGAGGATTACAGCAATTCAAAAATTTATTTTATTATTGTAAAGACAATATTAAATTAAAAGATAAAACACTATATTTAAAGAATAGTATCATAATACCACTTGAAAAAGATGGTAAACTATATGGATTTCAAGCAAGAAAGCTGAATAAAAAGGAATTTTATACTTTTTTACCAAATCATGGATTAAAGGTTTGGAATATCTTTAATGTTGATTGGGATAAAGCTGTTTTCATATTTGAGTCTGTATTTGATGCTTTAAGCAGTGGTTTGCCACTTGATAGAATTGTGGCAAATTTGGGAATAAGTTTTCCACAAGATTTATTAGATAAACTTGAAAAACCTATATTCTGTTTAGATAATCAAAATTATGATATCACTTCTAAAGAACAAAGC